GCTGTAGGTCGTGACCGAAGGCTTGCCCTTGCCCCCGCCCGACGTATCGCGGTGCTCGGCCAGGTCTGTCGCCCAGATGATCGAACCGGCCACGCGCATCTGGCCGTAATGGCGCGCCATGACCGCCCCATAGCTGGACGTGGTGACCGACAGTTCGCTCAGGCGCGGCCCCTCGCGCGAGCCCGATCCGATGATGGCGCCGTCGACCTGCCGGCCGATCAGGGCGCCGATGGCGCCGCCGAGCGGCCCACCGATCGCCGTGCCGATTGCTGTGAAAACAAGTGTCGCCATGAAAAATCATCCCTCTTGCCGGGGCCGCAGCCGCCAGTGCGTGAGAACGGGCTGCGAAATTCCGCCGCGCGACAGAACGACCCGGCCCAGACGGGCATGGGCCTCGACCATCCGGCCCGGCGCCAGGGCGGCCATCATCAGGTGCATCTGGCCCGGCCCTGACCGCACGAACAGGACGTCGCCAGGTTCGATCGCATCCTCGGCCAGAACGAAGCCGTGGCCTCGCGCCAGATCGTCCAGCTGATCGTAACGGCTGGTGCGCAGACCATAGCCAGTGGGGAAATCCACCGTCCGCCCCGTCCGCGCCAGCGCGGCGGCCAGAACGCCGATGCAGTCCAGCCCCGTTTCCGGGTCGCGCCCGTGCAACCTGAACCGGCATCCGACCAGCGATTCGGCCGCGACCGCGAGGGCCCGCGCGCAGGTCATGAGCCGGCCGGATAGCGGGCGATCAGGTCATTGCCCGGCAGATAGGGTTCACCCTGAAAATTGATTCCGTTGCCAAAGCGGGTGGAACAGGTGCCGATCGTCCGGTCGCACCCTTGGCGCAGTTCGACCCGAAGGCCGGTTCCGCTCGCGTCCTCCAGCGGGGTGGCGAGAATCAGCTGGCCATCGGCCACGCCACTTATAACCTGGCGTTGGCCGGCGTTGACACCATCCAGCCAGCGCAGTTCCCCGCCCGCCAGCAACGCCAGGTCGAGCGAAGTTATCACGGCGACAGCATTGGCATCCGCATTGACCGAACCGACCACCGCCCGGTGGGTAAAGCGGGTGGCCGCAAGCGTGCAGCCCGGCCCGCAGAACACGGCACGACAGGTCGGGCTGGTGCGCGGCACGGGGTCGCGCTGCAATTCAGCCTTGCGCGAAACCAGCGCGGCGGTGAACTTGCCCGCCTCCTCGCTCACCGTGCCGATCGAACCATTGTAGAGCACGTGGCTCTCCAACGTCTGCCAGTCGACCAGCCCGATCCGCACCTGGGCGCCATCGAACCGCCCCGCCGCCAGATCGGCCGCGGTGATCGAGCCATGCGACAGCGCACCTTCGACATCCGCGCTGTCGGGATCAAGGCTGGCCGAGCGGCGGATGGCCGATGGCATGATCCCCGGAGCCGCGCGATGCAGCAGGCCTTCGAACCACAGGTCGGCATCGTGCGAGGTGAACCCCTGCGTGATCCCGTCCTGTCTTTCGACCCTCCAGAAAGTGGCGACAGTTTCGAGATCCTGTGTGAACCAGACCCTTCTCATGACGCTTCCCTGATTTCAACCACGGGGACGCTCGGCGCCTCGCCTGCGGCGAAGCTGGTGCCGGCAAGCTGCAACTGGTCTTCGGCAAACCGCACCGGCACATCGAACAGGAACCCGGCACGGACCATCGATCCGCTGATCGGTGGCGCGGCAAAGACGATCACACCCCCATCGCCAAGCGTCCATCCGCTGGACAGCAAAGTGCCGTTGACACTGACCTTGACCGAAGCGGCAACAGGGCGGGTGATCCGCCGCACCTGCGGGTCGGCCCCGTCGCCATAGCGCTTTACCAACGGAAAGCTGGCCATGACCCCATCGCCGGTGCCGAGCACCTGGTCCACGGCGGTCGGCGTGCCGGTCATCGCGTTCGAGCTGTTGTCGGATGGATCGCTCAGGCGGAATCCGCGCGCCGCGCCGCGCCGGGCGCGGAAAAAGGCCAGCAGGGTGCCAAGCTCGGTCTCGGACCGGACCCCCGGACCCACGTCGAACCGCAGCCGCGCATCGGACCACAGGCTGTTGCGCTTTTCAAAGCCCGAGGCGCCGACCATCACCGTGGTGGAAAATTCGGGCGTGACCGAAGCGTCGCGGCCCAACGCCAGCGGATAGGCGATGTCATCAAAGGCCTGCATGTCGTTGTCCTCGTTGCTTGCGGGCAGCCGCACGTATCCATCGCGGCAGATCTGCGGCAGCGCCCAGACGAACAGCTCGTGCGGGGTGCGCAGCAGCGCCTCTTCCAGACCGGAGTCGATCAGGCGCCACAGATCGGTGCCGGCCCCATCGGGCACGAAGCCGGCGAGATAATCCTGATCCGCGGCGGCATAGCCGAGCCGGGAATTGACCGTGGCATAGGCCGCCTGGCGCAGGGCCGTGGCCCCCCCGGTCAGCCAGTCGTAATCCTCGACCTGAAGGCGGTCATAGGCGGGTTTAGCCCAGCCCACCGGCAGGTTCGCCCGGCGCGCCTCGGGCAGCGCCGGATCAAGCACGGTCGGCAGGAACGTAAGCAACAGCACCTCCGCCGCCCCCGGCAGCGCCGCCGCCCTGACCGCATCGCGCAGCGCGGCGGTGGAGCCGGCCAACAGCGCGCCGGCCACATCCAGAAGCGACTTCTGCGCCGTGCTCAGGCTACCGCCCAGATCGGCGATGACCGGAGGCGATCCGCCCAACGCCGCCCTGGCGGCATCGTCGTAAAGGTAGATCCGGCGGCTGGAATCGACCCACCACCACGGCTCGCCGATCTGGAACCGCACCGGCACCGCCGCATCCTTCATCAGGCCGACAAAGGCGCTGGCGGCAGACCGCAGCCAGGTCATCGCCGCGTTGTTGGCGGGCGACAGCAGGGCCGACGGCGGCACCCACCCGGTCCGCCCGGCGGTGCCATCCGAAGCCCGCTGTTGCCACGCATCGGGGCAATTCTGGGCCAGCACCTCATAAGACAGCGACAGGATCGGTGAAAAAGCGCGGGTCTTGCATTCGGCCAGGAAGCTGGCGTGCCACTGCCGCGCCGGGGTGCACAGCGGATCGCTGCCCACACCAGCCAGGAATACCCCGCCGCTGGGCGCCAGCCGCATGAAATGGCTCATCCCCACATAGTGCAGGACCGAACCACGATAGCCGAGCCGTTCGACATTGTGGAGCAGGCGGGCCGCCGTCTGGTTGCAGGCGTCGTCATAGCCGGTGGCGCAGGCCAGGCCATGCGGCGGCACCACAACGTCGCCGATTTCCAGCATCGAGCGTTCGCCCTCGCAGCGGATTTCGCTCAGTTCGGCCCAGCCATCAAGCGGGGCGGTAAAGGCGGTGGTCCCGCCGCCGACATAGCCCGGCGCGACCAGTGAAATGAACATCCGGTCGATCGCGGCCGGGTAAACCGGATCGGCCTCGTCCGGCAGGATGAAGCCGCCAGCGAGGTCGGAAAAGGCGATGCGGATCGTGGCGTCGGTGGGCGTGCCGCCGGTGACATAGTTCCACAGGCGCACATACCAGGTCCGCGCGGCGCCGCTGGCGTCCTTGCCCTCCACCGTCAGGGTGGGGCCGTTGACATCGTAAAGCGAGAGCACCCCGCCCGAGCGCCAGCGGAATGACAGGGCCGTGCGCGAATAATCATGGTCGGTCACATAGGACAGCAACGGATGATCGAACCGGTCGACGCTGTCCCAGATCAGCCCGGCAAGGTCGCCGGTACGCAGGAACGTGGCGTCCACCCGCAGCGCATCCGGCGCGGTCGCCACCACCGAGGCCATCATCGGGCGGGGAAAGTTGACCGTCCAGTAGCGCGGATCGAACCGCTGGATGTGGTCGCTGTGCTGCCCGTTGCGGGCAGTGGCCAGCCAGAAGCTCATGGGTTCGCCCTCTTGCAAAAGATCAATATTCGCTGAGCGCGCGGCGCACCGCGCCGGCGACCTGCCGGCTCGATCGCTGCAACGCCTGGGCGCTGCTGGTCCCGGCCCCGGAATTGACCGTGATCGCCACGCGCACGTCGCGGCCACCGCCGGAAGGTGCGGAATTTTCCACCCGCCCCGCGCTGGTCGGCACGAACAGTTCGGGCCCGCGCTCGCCCACGACATAGGCGCTGCCGGGGGAAACCGGCCCGCCCGTGGCCCGGCCCGGAAGCCCCATCAGGCCCGACAGAAGGCTGGTGCCCAACCCGCCAAGCAATCCGCCCAGCCCCCCGGACGAACTGCCCGAAGTGCCGCCGCCAAGCGCGTTTTTCGTGGCCTGGACGGCGATGGAATCGATCACGTTGAAGGCGGTGCGGCGCAGATCCTCGAAGCTCAGGCTGCCTTTGCGCACCGCGCCCAGCAAGCCGCGTTCGAGCACGTCGCCAGCGCGGGAAAACCCGTCGACCAGCGTGCCGTCAAACGAACCGCGCATGGTCGCCACGTCCTGGGCAAAGCCCTGGGTGCTGGCCCGCACGTCGATGAGAAGGGTTTCGACGGTATCAGTCATGGTCTTGCTCCATCAGGCGGGCGATATCGGTGCGGCTGATGCCGGGGGGGGCCGCTTCGCCCGCCGGGGCGAGGATCGCCGCCAGTTCGGCCGGAGTGGCCCGCCAGAACTCGTCCGGGCGCCAGCCGAGCACGCGCCCGGCCAACCCGGCCAACCGTCCGGCCACGGGCCCGAACCGCTCGTTCACCCCGCACCCTGAAGGATCTGGGCGAGCAGGACACGCAGCGGCTTGGCGCTGGCCGCCAGGCCCAGCGCGGCCACAGCCTCGCCCACATCCCCGCGCGGGATGGCGGCACGGTCGGCCAGGCAGTGCCAGAACAGGCCGACCATCTCGGTCAGCCGCAGCTGTCCGGCGCTGGCCCGTTCGACGAGCGCGAACAGCGGCCCCAGTTCCTCCTCCGCCGCGACCAGCGCGGTGAAGCTGGGGCGCAACAGGCGCGGGGTTCCGGCGATGACCAGCACCGCCTCACCCCGCTCCTGATTGGCCAGTTCCGGATTGGCCAGTTCGGGTTTCAGGTTGGCTCCGCTCACGCCGGCAACACCGCGCCCGAGCTTTCAAGCGACAGGGTGTAATTGCGCTCGCCATTGAAATCGCCGGAATAGTCCAGCCGGTTGATGAGGAACTTGCCGCGCATCTTGGCGCCGTCCTCAAAACTCAGTTCATAGTCGGCGATGGTTCCGGCGAGGGCTGCGTCGCGAATCTGGTTTTCGGCCGCGCTGCCCAGGAAAATGCCCGCCGCGCTGACCGCAACCTGGCGCACCCCGGCGCCCGACAGCAGCTCGCGCCAACCGCCGCTGCCCTTGTTGGTGACCACCACCGTATCGCCGGTGATCGACAGCTGGGTCGTGCGCAGACCGGCGACGGTGTTGTAGGTGGGCGTTGCGGCCCCGTCGGAAATCTTGAGAAGGAAGGCAGAGCCTTTCTGGGCGGCCATGGCGGTTCTCCGTTATGGATCGGGTGAAAAGGCGCGGGCGGCGGCGATCAGCTGGCCAGCACGCGGAAACGGTATTCGGTGAGGATCGAGCGGACATTGCCCGCCCGCTGTTCGGACCGGGCGCGCAGAAACCGGGCCGAGGCAATCTCGAAGCCGGGCTGGTTTTCGGGCATGGCGGCCAGCCGCGATACCAGCGCGGCGATCAGCGTGCCGGCCGTATCGGGCCGATCGCCGCGGCAATGCAGTTCCAGCGCCACGCGGATCTCGCGCCCGTCGCGGTCCTTGGTGCCCCATTCGGTGCTCGCGCTCGACGCGATCGC